GCAGGAACCTGTCATGTCCTCTCAGAGGGCTTGACACGCGCATGCTTAGATGACCAAAAAGAATGAGTCATCTCGGGTGGTGGGTGTTTTAGCTTTACGCTACAGACTCCCAAGGGGGATTCGGCAAGTACTACGTACAACTACCAAATCATATCCGCCAAGGGTGAATGATCATCGTTTCAGAGATGATCGACAATGAGTTGGGCGCGGCCCAGGGCTGCTCATCCTCGCTCTTCACACACTACCTTCGAATTTTAAGGGGCTATCCGGATACTATATCCACGTCCCTCAATCTCTCGCTCAAATACCATGCACGCCGTTCTCCTCTTATACTCTAAGAGAGAACACAACAAGATATTTTGTCTCAATTAAGAACAAAGTATTCAGTCTAAATACTTCCACACCATACCTGTAACAGGCAGGCATTCCGTTGTCAATGGAATGAAAACACCCACCTAAAGTGGTAGAACATTTTCTTAGGATATGTTACAAGGCAACACGACTAACTTTTCGTTAGTCAATACCGCCTGGTGGCTGCGGGAGAGTGACCAACTCTCCCAAAAGGCTACCCATACCACTATAGGACCTTCAGACAGTAAATCCCTGACTTCATCGAAATGAAGCGCCCGGAGATTTAGGTAGATTCTATCTGACGAGATAGTGCACTACGTCTGACTTGAAAGGATTGCTATCCCGAGACCCATATCATTAAATGATAAAGGGAAGGAGAGCAGATCCAACGGATACACCCGTGCCCAGAACTTTAAGAGCAGTGTCTATAGTCTCTCTCCCGTTAGGAGATTGTGACCAAGCCACCGCTTCTTTGCCGTATGTCGCCAGAGTGTCTACAACTTGACTGACATCCCTAGTGAAAACACCAGGGAAATGCTTCAAGATTGTGTTTCCCTTGGAAGCAACTGACTCCGGGATCGGAGGAGCTGCTCGGGAACCCGACGCAACTGGGACCATTTCAGAATCGCCAAGTTGGAACAATACGTCCCAAGTGCGAATTACCTGAACTCTGATCTGGACAGGGGTTGATCCGATGTCCTCCTCATTTAAAATGAGGACGACGGGGACCATACAATCCAATGTTGGAAGGTATCCATCGCCTACTGCACCAGGGAGACTCTTGCCATTAACAGACTTACTGTATATGGTAGGGTCGACTGCAGTATATGGAGCAAATCTCTTCCTCGACTGATACTTACGTACCGCGTCAGAGGAAGCGACTAGCGACATAGGGCTAGGATCCTTATATTGATCCGCTAAAGGGGACAATCGATGCCACGGAATGGTAAGACCACCCTTCGCAGCAATCTCTGAGAAAGTCACGCTCTTCATAGATTTGAAGTAAGCGACCTCTGTCGGTCCGATGGGGATTCCGGAAAAAGATCCGAAAGTCTCCTGCACAGGCATAACTCCAAAGAACACTCTTCCTTTAGATGATACGGAAACATCCATATCAATCTTCATGATGAGAGTCCGGAGGGCAACCTTGTGCATACCCGATCCCAGGGTTGGGAGCTGGTAATCGACCGCATTATAGACTTCTAGAGGGACATTAGCTGGAGCTACAGAAGCGCCTGAACAGAGTGCCACATTTGATTGTGTCATTCCTACACCGGCCCAGTAAACACCTGGGGCGACAGGCCCTTCTAAGAGGGTAGCATCAGCGGCAGTCCAGTCCGCGGGATCGTAGCCATTGAGGGCTACATGCATTGGACCATATCGGCCTGGGTCGAGGGATGAACCCAGAAATTGACGCAATTTGCCGTCAATATGTCGTTGAGCGGTGAGTTGACTAGACCCACCTCTCTCGGACTCCCTCATTCGTTCCTTTTTAGAGATCCGGAGCAGCTGATGCTTCTCCTTCTTCTCCTCTTTCTTCACTTCTCGTTTCACTTCGTCTTTGATTAATTTCTTCATAGACATTGGGCTTGATGTTGGAGTACTCAACGTCGCTATAAGCTTCTTCTTTTGGCTTTTCTGTGCGGTCAAGGCCCACGCAACAAGCCAACTGGCAATCCAGTTGGCACTTATGTATGGGTAAGGCACACAGAGGCAGAAAAGAGCTCCTTTGGACGCCGACAAATCGGACGTTCCAATAGAGACGTATAGTTTCCATCTGCATGGGTCGGAAACGAGTTTGTGTAAGTCGAGGGATGAATATCTTCTTGAAAAATCGAGATTGATCTTCCTCATCAGTCTGACCTTCTTGAGTCATATACTGAATATAGGATAATCTCTCCTGAACTTTCTTGAAAGATTCACACCCCTCTTCTTCGAAAGAGTTGAGAGGACCAATAACTGGAATCATCTTCACCTCACCACCCACTCTTAGCATCAGATCCTCAAACGTCTTGTTAAGGATTTGAGAGGGTTGTTTACCTTCACAAGCTTCAGTAGGGACCAAGTTGGTCTTGAAGAGTGCGAGGCGGGGATTGTGGAAAAATAGTGCTGCAGCAAGGCGCTGATAGCGACTGACTCGAATAGGCCCCTCAGCAAAGCTGGGGTCGAGACCACATCCACCGAGGTGAACAGGGATGAACCAGTTGGGAACGAACCTAGCTCCCTTCTTCGCGTAGGTTTCATGATCTGCATTCTTCATGGCATAGGAAAGACAATTGACCGCCCAATGGCAGTTACGAATCATCTTTGTCATCTCAGAAGCAACGCTTACAGGATCAGCTCGAGAAACTCCCTTCTTAGGGGAGACTCCCTTCACAATTCTCAGATTCAAGTACTGATTAAGAACCACTCGATCAAGTCGAATGGGTTTACCTTTATCGGAACTACGGATAGAGAACGTGAAGAGCTGAGAGTTCATCATCGCGGATTTAGAATTATAGTAATTCTTTCCCACGGAGTACTCGAAGCCAACTTCTTTTGAATTTAGATCAAAAAACTCACGGAGTCCTGATGGCCCATAATAGAGCATGTCATCGCCGTTTACTTTAGCGAAGCCTAAAATCATAGACCGCAAACAGTTCCGAACGTGTCGAATGTCGTCCTTAGAATAACCCTTAAGAAAGTTCAAATAGTTAAACTTCTTTAGGATCCGAGGAGAATTCAACCAGTCTTCTACAGACTGTGTCAGAACAGCAGCGTTGATCGTGCACAGGGAAGCGAAAGATAATGGATTACCCATCATCTGACCTTCAGTTGCACACTGAGGCACGCCAACTCGAATTTCTAGATCAACGTCAGGGACTTTCTTAATTAGAGAAAGTACTTTCCTGGTGATCCGATTAGGACTCGAGAAAAGGGGCAGATTGACAGAATTACGCAGGACAACGCGAAGTTCTTTCGCCCTGTCTTTTGGGAATCTGGCCCCATCACTAAAGATGGCTGCCGATCCCGCAGCTAGGTCATTGGAAGATTTAAACGCTTTAGCGGCGGTAAACAAGGCCTTGACGGCTGATTCAAATCCTACCTCTTTACGAGGAGACTTCTTTCGCAGAAGCCGAAGTGAATCAGACAGAGGAAATCTAATAAAGGTTCCCTCTACCGTTAAAGGATAAGTTATCCATGCATCATTGCGAATAGACTCCATAACAAGTTGATAGTTGGGTAAGCCCACTAGAGGCTCGAAAACCGCTAACTGTGCCCTCTTCTTGAGAAGGTCCGTCGCTGATTTATAATCAACGGAGGCGAATTCCCATGATTCTTCAAAGAAGATATCTGGAATTTCCACAGCTTTTTGAATCACTTGTTCAAATCTATCTTCCATTTCCTGACGCAAGTCCAAAGATTCCATGGTTGAGAAAGCATCCTTCTTCCAAGCTTGGAGCATGAGCCCCTGATCAGCTTGAAATAAGGTATAAATATGTCCGGGTCCACATGTGACCATCCGAAACTTTCCGGGTTCGGCAATAGCAATTGCACGATGGAGAGTATTCACGGGACATTGTTGGCACAAAGGTTCCAACTGTTCGCCTTCTATAAAACCACGAAGAAAGGGACGGGTTTCCCCCCTCTGATCAAGGACATCACTTCGTAATGTCGTGATAGACTTCTTCCGAAATTCGGAAAAGTCGCGATCAATATTAGGGAGAAGACCAGGTAGTGAATTGCTTAATTCCAAACTATATGTTGGAAACATAGCTTTAGCACCACCCTCCTTCCTTCTAACTTCGAAACAAGCCGAAAGACTTGGGACGAATTTAGTACCTGCAACCACTTTACCAGAAGTGAGATCGGCAAAGATCCGCTGAGAAGACCTGTTAATGGCCTTTCGCATCTTGTCGCTGATCTCTCTTGTTTGGGTGGTAAAAGCTTTGACGTGGGACTTATAAGAATTATTTTTCTTAAAATCCCCGAGAGCCGGCCACATCTGCTTCGTTCCCTTCTGAAGAGAATAAGCTAGACGTAGGTCACCACGCCAGATGGCATTCCTTATATATTTGGAAAGGAATCCCTGGAAGAGTGAGAGCTGTGATGGATACCAACTCGGTCTAACCGGTAGTTGGGATTCCATTGCTCGTGCAAGCACTGAATCAATTTCAAATTTGCAGACATCTTGATATTTGTCTTCTTCATCGTAAAAACGATAAAGGACATTCCTCAAGTGCCTCATGGAATCTTTAAAAGCATTCCATTGAGTGGCATTTTTGAAAATGAAAGGGAGCTGCCTCCGTATCAGAGGACTTTGACGATCCTGGTGAACTTCACCACGGACCGGGCAGATGAAAGCATGATCGCTGACATCTGAAATCGAAGGCTTTTTGATCGAGCTGATTCCCGATCGGTGTGCAAGAAAGATCCAGAGAAACGACTCAATAACTGAAGATAACCGAGATAAATCTTGGTTGGCTCCACATGAGACAAGTTCCTCTATAAGGACAACTTGCAACTTACGCACGACGGTTGAGACATCCCCCCTTCGTTGTAGGGATGAATCACCATATTCACAT